AAGTAAAGATTCGTAGTGTTTCTCCCCTAGCACAAGCACAATCCAATCAGGATATTGTGTCGTTGAATAGATTTCTACAAACTGTCAGTGGTTCATTCGGTCCTGAGATTTTAAATATATTAATATCTTCAGAAGAAACTGCACTGTATTTAGCCAAGAAGTTTGGTGTACCTGATAAGTTAATAAGAGATGCAGACGAAAGACAACAGTTAGTACAGATGGCACAACAAATGCAACAGCAACAACAACAAGGAGCATTACCAAATGCCTCAACACTTGGGGGTTGACGGATACCCTAGATCCAAAGAAAAAGACGAACAAATTTCCAAAGTAATAGAATCAGTATTTAAAACTCCTAATGGAATGGAGATGTTAAAGTATATAAAGTCAATTACTATCGAAGCAATTAGTGGTGCTAATATATCAGATGCAGAACTTAGACACCTTGAAGGGCAAAGATATTTAGTGGCTTTATTAGTTAAAAGAATCAATCATGCAATGAGGTTAAAACAATGAGTGAAGAACAAGTTACATCAACAGAATCAGCTACAGAAATCCCTACAGAAACTAGTGTACCTCCAACTACAACTGAGTCTGTAGCTGAACCAACAAGACCTGAAGGACTACCTGAAAAGTTTAATACTTGGGAAGATATGGCTAAGTCATATTCCGAGATAGAATCTTGGAAAGGTAAGAAAGAAGAAGATATAAAGGCAGGACTTCTTCAGGAACTAGAGACAGAAGCCTACTCTAACAGACCTTCAACTTCAGGTGACTATCAAATACCTGAAGTATTAGATGAGGGTGAAGCTGCAACTAATCCACTTCTTAAATGGTGGGCAGATTATTCTTGGGAGAATGGTTTATCACAAGATGAGTTTAATGAGGGAATAACTAAATGGGCAGAGCATACTGGATCAAATCAACCTGATCTTGAAGCTGTAAAGAAAAGTCTAGGTGACAATGCTAACCTAAGAGTAGAAGCTACACAGTTATTTGTGCAGAAGTTTTTCCCTGCAGATTTACAAGATGCAGTTGCAGAACTAGGATCAACAGCAGAAGGAATCAAAGCATTAGAACTTATACAAAGATCAATGCAACAAACTAATGTTAATCCACAAGCCACTGCTCCATCTAAAACAACCATTGAAGATCTTATGACTAAGATGAAAGATCCACGATACTATGATCCTACAAGAAGAGATAGGGCATTTGTTCAAGAAGTGACAGATGGCTTTAAGAGAATTTAAAGGCGAGGGTATCTATGACGGATACCCAATCGTCAAAGCTAAAGCCAGTCATATAGATTACCTGCAAAATAACTTACGAGATGCAGATGTTAGGGAGTGTATTATACATGGTGCTACTCCTTTTCGTGCATTGATGGCAGGTATTCGAGAACCAAATGGCGAAAGTTACACTGTACTGGTAGATAAAAAACCTGCTTTAATGTTTGGTTGCAATCCAATATACAGTAATATGATAGGTAAAATATGGGCATTAGGTACATATGATATCGAAAAAATACAAAGAAAGTTTCTAAAATGGTGCAATCCAGTGGTGGATTACTACCAAAAACAATATTATCAATTAGAAAATGTAGTACCTGCAGACCATGCCAACACCTTATCATGGCTCAATTTCGTAGGTTTTGAGATACTTGATCCACCAGTTATGATAAATGGTTTTGCAGTTTTACGATTTGTACGTTGCAAAGGTGAAGAAATTTTGGTAAACAAAGAATATAGCCCAGTTGTTAGCTGATAGCCCTTACGGATAACTAGATGATGCTAAGATGGATAACTAGATAAAATGTAACGTTAACTTTTTTGAGGAGAACTATAATGGCTAATACAATAGACACAGCCTTTATTACGCAGTTCGAAACAGAAGTTCATTTAGCTTATCAAAGAATGGGTAGTAAATTAAGAAATACTGTTCGTACTGTAGCTAATGTGAGTGGAAGTACAGCACGATTTCAAAAGATCGGTACTGGAACTGCATCAACTAAATCCAGAAATGGACAAGTAACACCAATGGAATTGGCACACACCACAGTAGATGTGAGTATGTCTGACTTCTATGCTGCTGAATTTATCGATAAGTTAGATGAATTAAAGACCAACATAGATGAGAGACAAGCTGTTGCAACAAGTGCTGCTGCTGCTCTAGGTCGTAAGACTGACGAGATCTTATATACTGCTATGGACTCAGGTGCTAATTCATCTCAATTACATGATGCAAGTTCTGCAGTTGAAAAGGCAGACTTACTAAGTGCGTTTGAAACCTTTGGTACAAATAACATACCTGAAGATGGTGGCAGATATATTGCTATGCACCCAAAGGGATATGCTGACTTATTTTTAATTACTGAGTTTGCATCATCTGACTTTGTTGGTGAGCAAAACTTACCATTCGCAGGTGGCATGAGTATGAAAGAGTTCTTAGGATTTAAGATATTCTCTACTGCTGCAATTACTGCAGGTAAGAATATGGTCTATCATACAAGTGCAGTAGGATTAGGTATTGGTGCTGACGTAAGTACAGAACTAAATTATATACCTGAGAAAGTATCTCACTTAGCAACCTCAATGATGTCTATGGGTGCTGTTGTTATTGATAACAATGGTGTCTATGAACTTCTTGATAACAATTAATAGGAGGGTCGAATGGCTTACGCAGCAAGTGGACTTCATAGAATTGGTGGTGCTAGTGGTGTTCAACTCTTTATCTACCAAACAGCAGATGCGATTGCAGCAGTAAATAGTGTGAACTATTTTAATAATGCAGCAGGTATGTTGAATGTTAGAGATCTTATTATAGTGATGGATACTAATACACCAACAACAAGTTTTGTTTCGGTTTTATCAAACAATGGCTCAGCAGTTGACGTCTCAGACGGAACTGCAGTCGTAGAAACAGACTCAGACTAAAGGGAGGGGGAGCAATCCCCCTTATCTTACATGGCAAGTACTGTAGCAAATTCAGCAATCGATATAGCATCTAGGGCATTAGTTCTTATAGGTGCAGAACCAATTACATCTTTTGACTCATCTAGTACTGAAGCATTGGTAGCAAGTAATATGTATGAAGATACTGTTCGTGCTACATTGGCTACAGCAAGATGGAGGTTTGCATCAGAACAAGCTGTGTTAAATCAACTTACAGATAAACCGACTGGTAGATTTGATATTGCTCATCAACTTCCAAGTGATCTTCTTGTCTTACATGGAATAACAATTAGTGATCGTCTTATAGAATATACTGTGTATGGTGACAAAGTATTTAGTGATTCAACTACTGCTGACACTTTGATAGCAGACTATACATTCAGAGCAGAAGAAGTTAACTTCCCAAGTTATTTTGCATTAGCACTACAATACTCACTGGCATCTATCTTTGCTACATCAATAGCAAGAGATGATAGGCTTATGCAGTTAATGGAAACAAAAGCAAATATGTTAATGGCAAAAGCTAGAAACCTAGATGCACAACAACAAACAACAAGAAAACTGTCAACATCTAGATTCATAACTAATAGGAGAAGTTAAATGGCAAGAGTGAGAGTGCCATTAAATAACTTTCAGTTTGGTGAAGTTAGTCCTGCACTAACATCTAGGACAGATACTAAAGTATATACTAATGCTGCAGAGCAAGTTAGAAACTTTTTTATTAGATCAGAAGGTGGTCTAAAGAAAAGAACTGGTACAAAAAGATTAGCTAACTTTGGTAGTAGTCCATCATTTACAGCAACAGCAAGTCTTAGACAAAGTGTACGAATAGAACCATTTATATTTTCAGATGATGAAAAATATATAATAGCTTTTAGTAATACACGAATAGAGATATTTCAGATACACCCTACGACTGGTGCAGTGGCATCTATTCAGGCACTTACAAGTCAATCATGGTTAGTTAATACAACGTCAGCACCTTATCTTGAAGAGATTACTTTTGCACAACAAGGTGATCTTATGTTTATCTGTCATAATACATTTCAGACTAGAATACTAGAAAGAACTGGTCTTACATCTTTTGCAGTATCTACATTTAACTTTGATACATCAAGAGATGGTAATAATATATTTCAACCATACTTTAGTTTTCAACCACTTGGTATGACTATGGCTTGTAATAATACAAGTGGCGATAGTAGAACACTTACTGCTAGTGCTGATTACTTTGTGTCAGGTCATGTAGGTACTGATATACTTATAGGTGAAACTCGTTGTCGTGTTACTGCTGTTGGAAGTGCAACATCTGCTACAGTAAATATACAAGGAACAATAAGACAACAATTAGAAATAGATAGTATTAAAACGTTTGAAGGTAGTGGCACAGTCAGAGTTACCAAAGCCTTGCATGGTCTAGCTACTAGTGCATCTATTACAATAGAAAGATCAGGTGCAGTTGGAGGCATTGCTAATGGTAATATTAATGGCAGCAGATCTATAACTGCTGTTCCTGATGAGAATACATTTGAATTTACTGCAGGAAGTAGTGCTACTGCTACATCTAGTGCTATTGGTGGTGGTAGTCCACGAATAGTAACTGGTGCAGCAACTACTGAGTTTAGTGAAATGAGTTACTCATCACTAAGAGGATACCCTGCTGCAGTTACGTTTCATCAAAATAGATTATGGTTTGGTGGTACACTAGCACAACCTGATGGCATATGGGGAAGTAAGTCAGGACAGTTTTTTAATTTTGATATAGGTGAAGCTGCAGATAATGATGCGTTAGATCTTACTGCAAACGTTGGTGAGATATTTTCTATTAGACATTTAGTATCAAATAGAGATCTACAGATATTTACTACTGGTGCAGAATTATTCATACCAACTGTTTCTAATAAACCAGTAACACCTGCTAACGCACAAATACGCAGACAAACTCCTTATGGTGCATCATTTGTAAAGCCTACAGTATTTGATGGAGCAACTTTGTTTGTTCAAAAAACTGGTAGTGCATTAAGAGAGTTTTTATTTACTGATGCAGAAAGTGCGTATACATCTGTTGCTGTATCAGGTTTAGCACCACATTTAATATTAGATCCAGTTCAGCAAACATCAATTAAAGGTGCTTTGAATCGAAGTGAGTCATATGCTTTTCTTCTTAACAATGATGGCACTATAGCTGTTTTTTATTCTGTTAGAGGCGATCAAAAAGCAGGGTGGACATTGTGGGATACGCAGGGATTGTGGCATAGTATATGTGCAGTCCATGAAAGATTGTTTGTTGTATGTGCTAGAGATGATGGATCAGGCACTACTAAGTTATTCCTCGAGGAGTTTCAAGATGATATGCCAATGGATTTCTGTGATACATTTAGTGGAAGCAGTAGTGCCTTTGGTAGTTTAGGATCACACTTTGCTAATAATGCAGTTGTTAAAGCTACAAATGGTAATGACTTTCTTGGTAGCTTTACTGTATCAGGTGCAGCAATAGATGCTAGTGCAGTCAAAAGTGGTTTGAGTCAGGCATTTATTGGTTATGCTTTTACACCTACACTTAAGACTTTACCTATAGATGCAAGTATACAAGGTGGTCCTTTGACTGGTGAGCCTAGACAAATACCAAAAGTCATATTAGATTTATTCTCAACATTAGCAGTAAGTGTTCAAGGACCAAGTGGAACATCTACAACTAGAGACTTGGTTATTAGGAATACAACGGATAGTGTGTCAGGTGGTTTGATGGAAAGATCTGCTGTTACTGGCAAAGAGGAGTTTAGGTTATTGGGATATAGTCGTGATCCAAGAGTTATAGTATCACAGTCTTTTCCTTTGGATTTACAGATTAACGGAATGATAGTAGAGGTAGCATTTTAATATGGCATTACCAATAGCATTAGCAGTAGCATCAACAGCAATATCTTTTATGGGATCAATGAGTGCTGCCAAAGCAGCCAAACGAGAAGCTGCTCTACAAAGGAGACAATTACAACAGCAAATAGAAGGCGCTCAGTTGGCAGCACTTCAAGATCATAATACTCGTATGCAAAATCTACAAGTTTTTTTAGGAACTAATGAAGCTCTTTTAGGTGTCTCTGGAAGAGGTCAAGACAGAAGTTTTAAAAAAATACAAGAAAGAGCTAAGACAGAAGCTGCCACTGAAACGGATAGAAAGTATTTACAGTCATTGCAAACACAAGCAAAGTTATCATTAGCACAAACTGTAGCTACAGAAAAAGGTAGAAACTTAGCAAGGGCATATAGGTATCAAGCATTTGGCACTTTAATAAGTGGTGCAATGAAAACACAACCTTTAATGGCAGGAAGTACTGGCTATCAAGCACCAGTTTATACCTCTGCAGATTTTAGAGGATTTAGATAATGGTAGAGTTTTTAAAAGCAAAGCCAACTTCATTTATAAATCAACCAGTAGGTGTTGTTAATGTTGATATGGGTGGTCAAAGAGCAGGGCAAGTATTAGCAAGTACTGCTAATAATTTAGCACAACAATTCTTTAAAGAGGCTACAGATAATGAAAAGAAATTAGGCGAAGATTATGCTTTAGAGTTACCAGTTAGAGATACTAAAGGTAAGCTACAATTTACAACAATGGATAAAAGTCTAAGTCAAGTTGCACAAGAAGCAGCAGATCCAGTTGTGAGAAGAAGATACTCAGAGGCTCTTGGAGTTGATATATATAATAGGATTAATGACATACGTTTAAATTCTAATTCATCTAGTGACTTTAATGATAAGAGCCAAGCATTTATGGGTTCTTATATTAAAGAAATTAATAAACTCGGTGGTTCAGAATATGAAAATGTTATTACAGAAAGTGTTGCAAAGTTAAGCACACAACATTTCTATGCTATGGCAACAGAAGAACGTAAAGAACAATTACGTATTGCATCATTAAATGCTTTGGCTATTAATCAAAAGTCTACAGATGATATGGCTACTTCAGCACTTCAGGATATAAAATTAAATCCTAACAATATATTAGATATTATTGAAACATATCAAGCAAACGTAAATCTTTTATCAATTCAAAATGATGAAAATTTAAAAACAAATAATTTAAATCCTGCTAAACATTCTGCACAAGATAAGGTTATCAAATCATCTATAGCCATAGCAGCAGTAAAAGAAGTTATACAAGGTGCTTCTTATAATGAAATACTACAAATACAAGAACATTTAGCAATAGGTAAGCCACTTGATCCTAAAGTATTTGGTGGCAAAATTGATAGCAAAGGTTTTAAAGATCTTATGGGTTATATAAATGATAGCCCATATAAAGAACAAATCTTAAAAGAAGTAGAATCTCTTGGTGTTCTTAGAGGTAAGAAAGAATCTAATGATAAAGCTGTTGAATCATACAATGATAAAAAAGATTTAGAAGTTATTCAGGAACAGATGAGAAATCCTGAAAATAAAATAGCAGCACTTAATTTTGAATCAGATATAAATCAACAATCAAACTCTATATTTAAAGAATGGAAAAATAATAACTTTGTTGTAAATGACAAAACTGTTAATGCATTAAAAAATATTACTAATAATATTATGAAAGCTACAGATTTAAAATCAGGTGGTTTAAAACATAATGGTAAACAAATCTTTTTAAATCAAAAAGGTGCTAATGCTTTAATAAGACAAACTACTGGAAATTTTTTTGTTAATCATATTGTTGCATCAGGTAAGTTTACCAGTGTAGAGCATATGAATGAACTAAGAAATGCATTAGTTAATAGAGATGAAAACAGCCAACCTAATCTTGCAAGTTTAAATACAGAACAAAAAGCAGTGATTAAACAAATGATACCATTAATTGACAGCTTAGATGTTTCATCAAACGTTGTTTATAATGGTATTAATAAAGTTTTTACAGCAAGAAAAGAAATTTTAAAACAAGTTAAATCTGAGCAAAACAAAACAACAGCAAATAATCTAATAGTTACACAAGCATTTACTGGTGGGTTTGGTGCTAACACAGACAGCAAAGGGAAAATATTAGACGCAGCTTTTCAAATACAACCTGATTATTTTGATAATAACTTTTTAAATAATTTAGCAGTAGATGGTGAAGAAAGTACAAAAGCTAAACAAATAGATCTTACTATTGCTAATGGCGCTCATACAAATGTATTCAAAGGCTTTATAGAAAGAGCAACAAGTGGCAGAAGTAATGATTCTACTGTAACAAGTGCTATTAATATACATAAAAGATACAGTACATATAATAGTGGTGGTGTTGAAATAGATGTACTAGATGGCACATTAGATGCAAAAGATCATGCTATATTAACTTTGGCATCAAATCTAATACCTAATTATAAAAATGCAGATGACTTTTTTGGTGTTGCAAATCCAACACCTTCTTCAATGATGACTAAAATAGTAGAAGCATTTAATAATAAAGATGATGTAGAAAGTAAACAGAGATTAAAAAACATAATAGGTGCAGGTAATAATGCATATCAACATTTAATTAACAAAGGCTTTGATCCAAGAGAAGCACAGAATATGCAGTTTGTAGTTCAACTTGCTGCATCTTTAAACTTAGGTGAAGATAAAACAAATGCATTGTTAGATAACATGAAAGATAATCTTTATGTTCATGGTGAGGGTTTAATTGTAGATACATTAAGTAGTGGAAATAATAGTTTAAAATCTAAATTTTCTATGTTGAGAGTCTTTAATGATTCTTTAAGTGGAGAAGAAGATAGAGCTAGAATAAGAGATTTTATTAATAAAGATCTTGAAGCATTACAAGTTACAAATAAACTTGGAGAGGTAGAAGGTTCTTATAAGTTAAATTATGTAGAGCAAGTTATGACTGGTGGCACGGAAGTAGGCATGGGTGTAACTATAGGTGGCACAAGAAAAAGACCTTTAGGTGCAAAGGGTGAAAGCGAAAAGTTTGATGATGATGATAAAAAAGTTTTCTTACACCCATATGGAGATACAAGTGATATTAAAAATCTTAAATATGCTGCAGTAGTAAGAGTTGGCAATAGTTTTAGAATATTACAAACACCAGATAAAGGTCCATTAATGTATGATACTAAAGAGTTAAGACTTATGCTTGATCAAATGAAACTTGAAGAGTCAGGAGATTAAATGAATCTTGATGTTTTCAATCCTTTGTTAGTTAATTATAAAGACAAAGAAAGATTCCAAACAAGTATTGTTACTACAGAAGATGTGGCTTTATCATCTACAAATGAAGCTCCATTGTTTCCTACAGTGCCACCAAACACACAAGATGTTAGTTTTATGAGTACATTAAATGCTCAACTAGGTTATGCATATACACCTGCCACAGATGCTTTGACTAATTTCTTTCAGTTTAGTGAAAGCGATAGAGATAATAATTATGATCCGTTTGCAGATATGGAAAACTTTGAACAGTATCAAGATCATTTAAAAGATGCAGTTAACGAAGATCATATGTTTCAATTAAAACGTCAGCTTATGGCTAATGAGAAACGTAGAGAGATACTGGCAAACAGTAGTTTTGGTTCACAGTTAGTTGCAGGTATATTTGATCCACTAAATTTAATTGCTCTACCTTTTGGAGGTTTTGCTTTAGGTGCTATTAGAGCTGCAGGTAGAACTGGTGCAGGTGTTGCAAGTGTTCAAGCATTGCAAGAAGTAGGAAGATATCCGTTTGATCCACTTGCTACAGCTAATGAAGTTGGTGCAAATATTGGTATGGCATTTCTTGGTGGTATGGTTATTGGTGGTGCTGTTGGTAAAATCAATACTATGAAGTTTAATAAGGCAATTAAGCAATTAGAAGAAAGCGATAAATTATCTAAAGATATAGCAGATGATACTGTAGTAAATCCTATAGTTGTAAAGAACAAAGATTCAGATGGTAATGTCGTTAATCCTAAAGAAGAATATATTTATCATGGCACAAATTTAGAGTCGAGAAGTTTTGCAGACGATACTGAAACAAAAAAAACAGTAGGTAGCTTTATAGATGAAAAAGGCAATCTTGTTTTAAAAGCAAGTGAAGATCATTTAGTTGGTAATGAAATAACTGGTGTTTCTTTTTCTCATACATACAATGGTGCAGTGCCATATACAGCAAAGAAAAATGCTAACTTAGGTACAAGAGATCCATCTACAGAATTAAATAACAACTCAGTTATATTTCAAATTAAAAAAGATGCAGTCAAAAAGTATGACTCTATTGATGAAGCAATGGGTGAAGTAGTCGTTAAACAAGATGTTACAATAAAAAAAGGTGATTATGTTTTACTCAAAGGTAAACAAAAACCTACTGATCATGATATAGGGAGACCATTCCAAAATTCTAGTAAGGCATTTGTTGATGGATTAAAAGATCAAATACCAAGATCTTTAGATGAAGTTAATAAAAGGATTGCTAAATTAGAAGAAGACCCTGATTTGTTTCTTGCTGATCCTGATAATGGATTACGTCAGTTGTACGAAAGACGTAATGAAATATTAGATATTAAAAAAGGTGAGAAGACTAAAGTAGACACATTAGTGAATAGAAACAAAGGCTTATCTAAATCTATTGATGTTCTTTCTAAATATATAAATAATATAAAGAAAGCAAGAGACACATATAGGTTTGAGTTAGACAAAATAAGAACACAATTAGAGGCACAAGCTAAAGGTGAAACTGGTTTTGCTATTGGTCTTTCTAAAAAACAAGAAGATTTTTTAAATAATATTAAATCTAAAGAAGCAACTAAGTTCTTTAATCCTTCTCAAAGAAAGACATTGTTACAACATTTAGACTCTATAAAAAAAGCACAAGCAGAAATAAATAAAAATAAATCTAATCTCCTTACTAAGAAAGAAGGCAATGAAGAGTTTATTAGTCCAGAAAAAATAACTGAACTTAATACTGAATTAAAAAATATACAAAGAGTTTTAGGTAAAGAATCTTTACTTACTGTATTAAAAACAAACAGACGTAGAATGACTGATGAATACAATAGGGCAAATGAAGAATCCAAATTTAGAGATATAGATGAAGCCACTATGTTAGACGATAATGGTGTACCGATAGATAGATATAATTTAATCCCTAATTGGTTTACTAAAAATCCTATCTATAAAGTTTTAGTTACACCTATGAAAACTGCATTAATGAGTAAGAGTTTAACTAATTTAGGCAAAAGTTATTTTCATAAAGCCTTTGGTGATAATGGAATGGCACAAGTTGCAGGACAGTATGGACAAACAAATGGACATTCAGTAGCAACAAAAGCATCTGTATGGAACAGATTAGTTGTAAGTACACATGATAAATACAGAGCTTTGTATAGTGAACATACTGGTAAGAACCAAGTTTATTTAGATTATGACATACAAAAAAAAGGTTACAAACAATGGCTTCGTGCTTCACAAGAAAAGATAATTAGAGATGAGCCTTTAACAGATATAGAAAAGAAAATCAAAAGTATTGGTGATGAGTTTTGGACAACATGGGAAAAGAATCTTAAAGAACAAGGTATGATTGGTGACATAGCTACACTTAATAAAAACTTTAATAAAGAAAACCTTAGACTTTATAATCAAATGAATGCACTTACAGATATACTTTTAAAGACTAATAGAAAATCAGGTAAATTATTTATAGATGAACCTACATCTATTTTAGTTAAAGATTTAAAAAAACAAACAGATAAAATTATTCGTGGTGAAGAAACAGATGTTATATTTACAGACGCAATTCTTAAAACAATAGATCAATTTGGCAATCTTAATGTTAAAGGTTTGACTAAACAAACTTTATATTACAAACAAAATGTTTTATTACCTGCTATTAAAAAGCAAGTGAACGAACTTAAAATGATTAAGCAAACATTAGAAGATGCACAAACTAATAGAGTGTTACCTGCTAATGAAGAGTTCTTTTTTCCTAGATACTGGGATATTGCAGGTATTAAAGCTAACATTAATGGATTCAAAACAGTATTAACTGAATGGTATACAAACAATCCAACAATTCTAAGGAAGAAAACAGATGGCACATTTGAAAGAATAGATGCAATTACACCACAAGAAATATCAAAGGCAATAAATCCTGCAGCAATAGCAAAACGAGTAGATGATACTGTTAATAATATTATTAGAAAGAACGAAGATATAGCAGATGATTCAATGGCATTTTATGGTCATGGTAAATCAATGCATTTGAGACACAGAACATTAGATATACCTAATAAACTTGTTACTGAATTTATAGTCACAGATCCAGTTGAAGTAATGAAGGTATATACAAGACGAGTGGCAGGTAGATATGAGTTTAATAAAATGTTTGATGGCAGGTCTGTTGATCAGGTAGCTGATGATTTAGACTTTGAATCTTATAAAGGTGGTATGTCTCCTGCTGATATCAATATGCATAGAAAAGATTTTTTACATATGTATGATCGTGTTGTTGGACAAGTTATAAAGAACCCTGATAGATGGGATCAAGATGTTGTTAATATATTAAGAAATCTTGCTCAATGGAATTACTTAGGTTCTTCAGGTATGAGTACTATACCTGATTTAGCTAAGATATTAATGGAACATGAGATCGGTAGTGTAATGAAAGGTCTAACTGGTATTTTACAAGATTCCAGAGTTAGGTTAACTGCTAAAGAAGGCAGATTAGCAGGTGAAATATTAGAAATATTTATGGGTGATGTTCATTTAAGAAATGTTGAAGATCTTACTAGCAAACAATTTGATTCAGGTATACAGATTACTGCATCTAAAGTTACTAATTTTTTCTATTTATTAAATGGTTTAGCTCCTATGACAAATCTAATGAAAAAGTTAGATGCAGTTATACGTCAGCATGAGATGGTTGAGTTTTCAATTAAAGATGCAAAAGGAACTGCAACTGCAAGAGATATAGAAACATTAAGAAGATATGGCATTGATAAAGACGATAGTAATGCTATATCAAAATTATATGATGATGGTGTAATACAAAACTCAAAAGAAAAAGGTGATGGTGTTTTCTTAGCCAATTCTGATAAATGGATTGATGGTGGTGTTGATCCTAAAACATTAGATAATTTTCGTGGTGCTATGAATACTGGGATTATGAATACAGTTCTTATGGGTACTCCTGCAGATAAACCTATTATTGCAGATGGTGTTGTGTATGTACCTGCATGGGTTGGTAAGAAGTTTGGCATGAAAGAAGATCCAAAGTTTAGAGGTTATACTAGATTAGAAACTGGTTTAGCAGGATTACCATTTCAATTTTGGTCTTATAGTTTTGCTGCTGCAAATAAAATTACTGCAGCTATGATGACTGGTCAGGCAAAGAATAGAACTGCTGCAATTACTACAGCATTAGGATTAGGTTGGTTATCATTACAAATTAAATCTGAATTTAATACTCCTGCAGGTGAAAGAATGTGGGATCAATTATCTTTTTCAGATCAATTAGCTAGATCATTTGATGCTTCAGGTATTGCTGCAATATATAGTGATTTATTTTATACAGCAATGAATACAAGTATGGCATTAGGTGGTCCTGATATATCAGGTGGTATGATATCACCGAAGTTTCCACAAGAAGAAAATATAGCAGATGCAGTAACGTCTGTTGGTGGTGCAGGTCCTGCAATAGCTACAGATTTAGGCAGAGGTATGATTCAATTTCTTGATGGTGAGTATGGTTTAGGATCAAAGCTAATACTTAAAAACTTGCCTTACATGAGGTTATGGTTTATTAAGGATATGGTAAATGAATTAGGAAATACATTAGTCGATATTGATGATGACGGATTCGAACGATCAATGAGAGCGAGGTTTTAATGACAATAGCCTTAAGTGCAAATACCCCACGAGTGAGTTACACAGTAAATCAAGGAGCAACACAGACCTCATTTACTGTACCATTCGTATTTTTTACTGGGTCAACGGATCTCAATGTTTTTGTTGATGGTACTGAACGTACGTTTAGTTCAAGTACAAGTAATACATCATTATATACTGTAAGTGGTGGCAATGGTTCTACTGGAGCTGTAACAACTTCTGTAACTGGTGCATCAGGTGGCAGTATTGTTGTTATTACTCGTGATATACCTTTATCAAGAACAACTGACTTTCCAAGTTCAGGTGCATTTGAAATAGCAAAGTTAAATACAGAGTTAGATACTTTAGTAACTATGATTTCTGACTCAGATGATGAGAACTCTCGAGCAGTAAGATTGTTAGATAATGACAGTTCTGCAACATTAACCTTACCACTTAAAGCAGATAGAGTAGGCAAGATATTAGGATTTAATTCTTCATCAGGTAATGCCGAAGCAGTTAATCATATTACAACTGCTGCAGTAACAGTTTCTACTGTTGGTGTGGGTGGTAGTGCTACTGCAACTATATCACAATCAGGCAATACAGCTACATTTGCATTAGGTATTCCTACTGGTGCTACTGGTCAAACTGGTGCAACTGGTCAAGCAGGTGGTGGATTAGCTAATGTTATTTCAGACACTACCCCTCAGCTTGGTGGTAATCTTGATATGAATGGGAAAGATATTGTAACAACATCAAATGCTACAATAGACTTAGCACCAAATGGAACTGGTACTGTAGTCGTAAGAGGTAACACTAACTCAGGTGCTATTGTGTTTAATTGTGAAAGCAATAGTCATGGACAAACAGTAAAAGCACAACCTCATAGTGCAAGTGTTACTAACACATTGTTATTACCTGCAGGATCAAACTCTACATTAGTATCAGAGTCAGCCACACAAACACTAACAAATAAAACCATAGGTGTTGCTCAACTATCAGGACAAGTTGCTGTTAATAAAGGTGGTACTGGTGCAACAACGTTAGCAGGTGCAAACATTGTTACGACTAATGCACAAAATACATTTACCAAAGCACAATTACCAAGCACATATACAGCAGCTTTATCAGCTACATCAGGTGTACTTGACTATGACACATATCAAAACTTCATAATTACTTTAGCTAGTGGATCAAACACATTGGCAGCAGTTACAACAGAAGCATCACAAGTAGGTCAAACTGGTGTAATAATATTTATACAGCCAAGTAGTAGTAGTGCAGCAACAATAAGTTTACATGGTGACTATGAAACTGCTGGTGCAGGAGGTGCATCAAGTTTAACTTTATCATCAACAAATAATCAATATGATGTTGTGCCTTATATAGTCAAAGCAGATAATTCTATATTGCTTGGAACACCTCAACTTAACTTTGGGTGATTAGATGTTTAGTTCAGAAGCATGGTTAGCAAATCCATCAAGTGGTTTCTACAATGGTGTTGCTACACAGTCATTAAGGTTTGATGATGGCAGTAGTCCAGTTCTTGCATTTACTCCAAGTTCAGCAAGTTCAGCTACAGATAGAAGAAAAGTAACACATTCATTTTGGGTTAAAAGGTCAACTTTAGGTGCATATCAATCTTTATATAGTGCTAATGAAAATGGTGTAGATGATTATTACAATGTTGGTTTTACAGATGGTGATGCAATAAGAGTAATATTTGATGTTAATGATAGCAACTTTGGATATACTACATCTGCTGTTTTTAGAGATACTTCTGCTTGGTACAATATAGTTTGCATAATAGATACAACACAAGGCACAGATACAAACAGATTAAAGATTTACTCAAATGGAGTATTACAAACTATAACAACAACTTATTCAGGTGGTCATGTTGCACAAAACTTTTCAGCATATGTAATGGACGGAAATGAAGATGAAATAG